AAGGTTGGTTCATATATTCCTGACCATGAAAACTTGACGATACAGAAATGAGAATACCTGAGACACCCGTCGAAAGACAAGCGTTCTATGTTGACATCATGAACAAGTGTCTGGTGTCTCAAGGTGAACGTCAAGCACAGTATTCCTCACTGCGCTCTTACTACCTTTTTGGTGCAGATCAAAACTCTGCGCCAGCGCATTTCAATAAAATCTATCCGCACATTGATCAGCTATCTGCCTTTATGTATTCGGCAGATACAACGCGCTTCTCCATTAAGATGGGCGCATCTGTGCCGGAGTCTTTTAAGAAAAAAATTCCTGCGCTAACCCAAGCATTGCATGACTACTGGACTGCCAGTAACGCAGATCAAGTCTTTGGTGCCGCACTAAACTGGGCGTTCTGCTACAACTCTACGTTTCTTAAATTGATATGGCGCAATGGTATTCATCCTTACATGGTGGAACCCGGCGTGTTTGGCGTACTTCGTGAAGACACGCCTTACACAGACCGCCAAGAAGCGATGGTGCAAGAGTTCTACATGACAAAATCAGAACTCTACTCGCGCCTCTACTCGCATGAGAAGCGTGATGAGATTCTTTCCCGCATTGCTTTAGCAGAACAGCAAACCAAAAAGTATCCCGAAGGCGTTGAGCGTTTGGTGACTTCTGCCATTGATCCAACCATCTACGGCAACGTGCAGATGAACTTGGCTGGCAGCATGAACTACACGCCGCAGATTGCAGAGCCGACCGTCAAGATGCGTGAGCTGTGGATTTATGACGATAAAGTCAACGACTACGTTTGCGTCACCATTGCTGATCCTGATATTGTGATTTATGACCGCGCCTCTAAGAGCTTGTTCTTGGAGGGTGAGCAGCCATTTACACAAATCTGCCCATCACCGCAATATGATTACTACTATGGTCAGTCTGAAGTGCAGCGTCTTGTGTTCCTGCAAGAGATGCGTAATAAACGCACCGGACAGATTCTCGAATTGCTTGACAAGCAAGTTACCCCACCCAAAGCGTTTATCGGCTTCCAAGGTATCTTGGATGAAAAGATGTTTGCGCTTAATCGTGCTGGCGGCATGGTGGCCTCTGACATGCCAAACGCCAAGGTAGAAGAATTTACGCCCAATATTCCAAATGACCTATTCCGCGAAATTGCCGAGATTGATGCCATGTTTGCTGAAGCCTCTGGCATTACCAGCGTTCTCTCAGGTCGCGGAGAAACCGGCGTTAGAAGTCAAGGCCATGCGTCGCAGCTTGCCCGCCTTGGTTCTTCCCGCGCCAAAAAACGTGCGCTGACTATTGAGGACAGTCTTGAGAAGATTGCAACGCAGTATCTCAAGATGATGATGGCTTATGACGATACCCGCTACCGTGATACCGATGGCAATGAGTTTATTGCCGCCCAGTTCACCAGCGACTTTGTGGTCAAGGTCGATGCTCATTCCAACAGCCCAATCTTCATGGAAGACGCAAGAGACTTGGCCTTTAGCCTGTACAATGCTGGCGCAATCAGCCGTTCTAGCTTGCTTGAGATGGTTGAGCCACCCATGAAGGATCGTTTGATTGAAGAAGTCAAAGTCATGGAAGCCAACGCTGCGGCGCAACAAGCAGCGCAACCGCAACAAACGCAACAACCAGCCGCCGAACCTGCCGCTGGAGAGGCCGAACAACCACAGTTGAGGGCAGTGTAATGGAACAAAACTCTGGCGCAATGAACTCGCAGTCAATGGTGAAATCAGGTGATCAACCAAGAATGACGCAACGCGACATTCAATCGACACGCCAACCACCATCCATGAGCTTCAATAGAAATGCTTTCCGAGGGGCAACAAGAAATCAGCCCACTCGTACAACTGGAAGATAGTAAAACTATAAAGGGCATATTTTGCCCCTTTTTTTAGTTGACGCGATAGCTATTTTATATCTATCGTTCGCGCAGCATAGGAGTGCTAAATGGCCGTAAAAACAGAAGACATGATGAGCCTGTTGAAGGCAGATCAAGGTGTTGGTAGCGAACCAGCAACGCCCCCGGCTTTTGAGCAGGAGGAGACAACTGCGCCTATGGCAAGCCCTATGAGTACGCCGGAACCTAAGCGTGGCGAAGAAGAATCTGCCCGCTTAAATGTGATGATGGCGCTCGATATGCTGCAACAGGCAATGGGCGCATTCCCTATGGATTCGTCAGAAACCAAAACTATTGAGAAGGTCATTGCTGAAATCACTCGTCGTTTTGGTGAGCGCGAGGCCGATACACGCCGCCTGATGCCTTCCGAAATTATCCAGATGATTCAATCTTTGCCTCAAGCCGGTGGCGCTACGCCGGGGCAAAGAGAAGCAATGTCAGCGCCTATCGCGGGAACAACCGCACCACCTTTGCCAATGTAAGGAGTAATCATGGAACTTTTTAAACCCAAAGGCGCAATGTCGGTTCGCCGTCCTACCGATAATTCGCAAATGAATGGTCAAATCTATAACACCCCACGCTTCTCGGAAATGGGTGGCCTCTCGAATGCCAGCAAAACTGGTAAGCGTAACGCCATGACCATGAGCAAGCCGGGCGACACCAAAAAGATTTACTAATAAGACAAGGGGCTAATCATGAGTCTGGAAAACTATTCTCCCGAAGCGATTGCAGAGCTTGCTGCGCTTTCTGAGCGTTTAAACTCTAATCCAAAAACACGCAAACGGTTTCTTGGTTTAGCACAAGAAGTCACGCCTGACCTTTCTGTGCCGGAACTAGAGATGGAAGCGATTGTCAACGAACGTGCTTCGGCGGCAGAAAAGCGTGTGGAAGACCTTGAGAAACAACTTCGCGCCCGTGAAATACGCGAGGAACTAAACAAGCGTCGCAGTCGTTTGAAAGAGCAAGGGTTGGCTCAGTCTGATGATGAAATCCTTGAAATTGAAAAATTGATGACCGAAAAAGGCATTGCTAATCATGAAACCGCTGCGGATTACTGGCGGCACATGAAGCAGTCAGCCGTGCCAACACCCGGTTATCCACAGCCAGTGATGTCTCGCATGGACATCAAGGGCTATATGAAAAATCCGGTAGGTGCTGCGCGTGAAAACGCACACTTAGCTTTGGCTGAACTTCGCAAGAATCCAAAGCCAATCGGTTTGTAAGGGGCTATTTTTAAACTTCGGAGGTAAATTATGCCTATTGGTGGCGGCATTCTTCCGGCTTCGGGTACTAATCAGTACAACGAGTTGACCTACGTCACTCGTCGGGCATTTATCCCGAAGTTGGTCGTACAAATCTACAACTCTACGCCCCTCATGGCGGCGCTGATCGCAAACAGTCAAACTGCTTCTGGCGGTGTGTCTTCTGTGTCGGTGCCTGTTCAGGGTTCTCAGTTCGTGAATGCTCAGTGGTCGGACTATTCCGGTTCGTTCGCGCAGCCTTCCGTTCAGCAAGGTGCTTACCAAGCTGAATTTAACCTGAAACTGCTGGTTTCTCCCGTACCGTTCCTCGGTATGGAAGGTGCAGTGCAGCAAGACTATGCAATCATTCCTCTGATTGAGGCTCGCATGAACGATGCGACCAACGTCATGATGGATTCGATGGCAACTGCGCTGTACAACAACACCAGCAACAACCAGCAATTCATCGGTCTGCCAGCCGCAGTCGATGATGGTACTGGTACAGCGACTTACGGTAACATCAACCGTAGCTCAAACACTTGGTGGAAGTCCAAGCAGTACGCCGCTGGCTCGGTCAACCCGACCCGTCAGAACGTCCTGCAATACATTTCCGGCACGGTGAAGAATGGCGCAGAAGTGCCAACCTTCGGTGTGTGCGGTTTTGGTACTTGGACGCTGCTGGCACAAGATTATGTAGGCCAAGAGAGCTACATGATTACTCCCGGCTCTGGCTTTGATGGCGATGCAAACGGCCCACAAGCCGCTTTCCGCGCCCTGATGGTCGCCGGTGTGCCTATTTATCCCGACCCGTATTGCCCAGAAGGTACACTCTACCTGCTGAACACGAACTATCTCTCGCTCTATATCCATGAGCAAGCGTCGTTCGCTTTCACCGGCTTTGAGTCCACCCTTCCGAACTTCCAGATTGGCTACGTTGGTGCAGTTCTGATGATTGCAGAACTGGTAAACACCAAGCCGAAAGCCATGACGAAGATTACGGGCTACAACTCTTTGAGCCTGTAAGGAGGAATCATGTCTTTAGCTACCAATAAAATCCTGCTGGCTGGCGCTCAGAGCAACACTCCGGGTGCCTACTTCCAGACTGTTACCATTAGTGCTGTCAACACTGGCAACGGTACGGTAATTCCGGCTGGCCTGTTTGTTATGTTCCCGTCGGCAAACGTCTCTGTGCTGGCTTATAACGGTTCGTCTAACGCAACTGTTATGGCTGCAAACACAGGTGGCGTGGTGTTCTCGGATGGTATCAACGTGTATGCCAAAGATTCTGCTGGCACTGCAACGGTGACGCTACTTGAGATCAACGGCGGTCAGGCTGCTGGCGAAACCTACGCATAAGGGGGAAAGACTATGGACGCAAATGCAGTCGGTCATGAGTACCCAGATGCTTTTGGTAATGTTCGTCTTGCCGTTCAGACAGCGGTTAGTCTGAATGCCACAGGCGACATTACTACGCTGGTTGCTCAAGCCGCAACGAAGTACATTGTGCGTCGGATAGTTCTGTCCAACTTCAGTGGTAATGCAAGTGGTGCTAATGTGGGTGTCTTCACCGCCGCAAGCGGTGGAGGCACTACCATTGCTGCGGATCAGGCTTTGAGTGCTGCAACTGGCACAACCAAGTTTGATGATCTGACGCTTGCATCAGCAGCAAACACTGACGTTCAAACTGCCCGCGTGCTTTATGTTAATTGTTCGGTCAATGCCGCAGTCACTTGCGACGTTGCCCTTTATGGAGATATTGTCTCGCTATGACTACGATCTTTGTTCGCAACAATGGTTCTGATCCTTTTTCCGACGGTCTTGATGGCATTATGTATAACTTCGAGCCGGGGAAAGAGGTAGAGATTCCTGAGATTGCAGCAAAGCATATCTTTGGTTATGGCGATGACAATAAAGAGCCTTATTTAGTTCGGCTTGGTTGGATGAAGATGAGTAACCAGTTCAACATGGCAATGGAAAGACTGGGTACATTTTCCTTTTCTAAGGAATCATCTTTACCCAAACAAGAGCCAGCTAAGACAGTCCACTTGTCAGCCCCAGTGGTGGAGCGAGTAGCCGCCCCAATGCCTAAAGCAAAGGGTGCGGCGAAAGTTGCAAATCTTAATGGTTAATCATGGCAGATACGTTGTCTGGGTACATTACGCAGACCCGACGTTTATTGCATGACGTTAATGCGAACTTCTGGACAGATGCAGAGCTAACGGATTACATAAACGATGGGCGAAACACCCTTGTCAGAGACACTGGGTGCAACCGCGTTTTGCAAAACCATACCGCACCCTATAACGTCGAGACAATCGACTTTTCTGACCTGCCTGAAGGAAACAATACCGTTGATGTGCTAAACGTCATTCTGTATTGGGGTGACTCACGCATTCCTTTGAGCTATTTTCCTTGGACAAACTTCAACGCACAGTTGCGATACTGGCAAAACTTTACTGGTCGCCCGGTAGCGTTTTCCATGTATGGGCCGAAGAAGATTTTTATTGGCCCAAAACCAGACCAAGCATATCAAATGGAGTTTGATACCGTGGTTTTGGTTGATCCAATGACCAATGGTGCTGACGTTGAGGTATTACCCAACCCATTTACTGAGGCAGTGCCGTTTTATGCTGCCTACATAGCAAAATATCAAGAGCAATCCTACGGCGAGGCTGAGATATTCAAACAAGAATACAGCAAGCATGTGATGGAGGCTCTGAATACTACCTTTACACGCAGACTGACAACACCTTACGTAGCGGGGTATTGATATGGCTGCGGCAGAGCAAAAGAAACAATATGCCGTAGTCAAAGACTTCAAAGGGTTGAATACCAAAAACAACCGCACAGTCATTGATAATGGTGAGTTTAGCTGGCTAGAAAACATCCAGCCCGTTGGCTTTGGCAATCTAAAGATCGTTCCCGGCAATCAACAACTTGCCAATGTTGCATTTGCTGCCAATGTCAGCTTTATGGGTTCGGTCAACATTAACAACAACGAGTATGTGCTTGGCTTTCAAGATAATGGCTCTGCACAATACGTCAACATTACCACTGGCGCTCAAGGCAACATAGCTGGAGCCAATACGTTTTCTAATTCCGATGTAATGATTACCCAGTGGCGCAATGAACGCGCCCTGATTATTGATCCAGTCAAAGGCTATAAGACTTGGGATGGCGTAAATCTGTTGTCTATTGGCAGTATCAATACCATTACGATCAATAATGCTGGCAGCGGTTACTTAACATCAAATACGACGGTAACTTTTGGTGCGCCTAATGAGGCTAATGGCGTACAGGCAACAGGCACAGTTACAGTTGTTGCCAATGCCGTATCTGAAGTGATTGTAACGGAACCCGGCACAGGTTATACCTCACCACCCACAGTCACCATTGCCGGTGCGGGAACCAACGCCAATGTGACTTGCACAATTCTGAATCAAAGCGGATCAGATATTGCCACTTTTTCAGGCCGCACTTGGATTGCCCAAGACCGGACGGTGTACTACACGGCAGCAGACACTTATAACGATTTTATCAATTTAACGGCTGGCTTTATTACTTTAAGTGATGCTACGTTAAGAACGGTAATTACCCGTATTTTGT